CATCTTCGCCGCGCCAGTACGGTGCAACACCTGTGTACAGATTGCCGAAGTTTTCGTCTTGTTCCAGTCTTACAATGTTCTTGCCGTAGCGAAGGACAACGCCGTGGTTTGCTCCTCTGTTTGTCAGCAAAGCAACATTAAAGCGGTCATACTTGTATTCGCCGCGATACGTTTGCAGGACGGAGCCTTCCATGCCGCCGAGAATGTATCGAGCCGATAACGGCACATCGACAACAACCTCTCCGTTCATGCCTTCGTCTTTATCCGTAGAGTAGGTGAACAGATTCTCGATTGCGGCATTCGTTCGGAGTGCGGTAAGCGTCCCTTCGATGGTGTACGTGTGGAACGGCTTGACAGGAATTCCGTTCAAGTCATACGTGATATGCCATGCGTAGACGGTCACGATGCCGTCAAGCGGTCGCGTGATGCGATAGATCCGAAACGGCTGATGCTCATCGAACGGATTTGGCTTGGCGAATATGATGTTCCGATATTGCAGATCCTTGTAATGGACTCCGTTAATCGGATATCGCATCTCTAATTCGAATGCACCGTTCCGTTCCTCGGTCACAATGCACGAAACGGCATCAGCCAATACGCCAATGCCGTTATCCGTGAATTGTGTCTCGTTCGCTTCGTAAAGCAGAATCATAGCGTCCACCACCTTGGAATCATGCTGAACGAAGTGATGCCTTCAAGCGTGATGACATTTTCGCCGCCGATCAGATACGGAAAATCCAAGCAGTATATCTTCGTGTTATCGTCTGCATTCATCGTCTGGCAGTCGATTTTGAAGTTCTCAACCGATTCCAGAACGGTGATGGTCTTTCCGTTGACGGTTATCGTGCCGGAGCCGCTGACGGTAAATAGCGGACGGGCAATGAAGGGAGTCGGATTCGTTACGGTCAACGCAGAGGTAGATTCCTGCCCTGTCAGCAAATACTTCTGCGGCTTACAACTGAACGAAATCGTTGCCCGCCCAAATTTGTTCATGGAGTTCTCGATGTCGAATCCTTCGACAAGATACGCTTCGCGAAATACAGTCTGATCGTATGAATCCGTCAGCCTTGCGTAGCCGGTCGGAGCGCAGAGCCATTCAGCACATGCCCTTGCAACGGCAGGAAGCCCGACCGATTCCGCAGACAGATACACTTCATATTCCTGCGTGACATTTGGAAATGATTCGTCAACGCGAAGCACATCGCCGTTGCGACCGGCAACCGCCGCAGGATCAAATCGCCGCGTAGGAACGTAGCGGTTCGGCATGCGTTCCACGATGACACCGATGAAATCGGATGAAATGCCGTTGAATGTTATCATGCGAACACAGCTTCCCTTCTGCTGACTGCGCTCTGCATTCTCTGCATGACCACATCAGCCAATTCGTTCACGTTCTGCCCTTCCGCGCCGTTGACAACGATGTTCACGCCGCCAAGGTTCGTTGTGCGGACATTCGCGTTCGGTGTAATCAATCCTGTCATGTTCCGTGCAACACCGGACATGGCATCTTCATAACCTTCCCCGATGCCGTAGGCGATATTTTGACCGATGACATCAGCGAACACACGCGAAGGACTGTGAATGTCAAGTGCGGATTTGAATTTGTTCACGATGTCATTACAGAAGCCTGTGATTTTGCTCCACAACCATTTTCCTGCGCCAACAATACCATCCCATAAACCTCTGATGATGTTCGTTCCGATGGTTTTCAAGTCAGTAGTCTTGAATGTTTCTACAATCTTCTTACCGATATCCTTTACTGCTTTGCCGATGTCGCCAATCATGTATAGGAATCCTTGAATCAACGCCAATATCAACTGGATTCCTGCGGCAAGAATCTGCGGAGTGTTCTGAATCAGTGCAGATGCCACTTTCATGATGATTGTCGGAGCCATTTCAATCAACCTTGGCAATGCGTTAATGATGCCGTTGATCAATGCCATCAGCACATCAATGCCGGTATCAATAATCTTATCCAGATTGTTGACGATTTCTTCGATGAATCCCACAATCAACGGAATTGCCGTGTCTATCAGTTGCGGCAATGACGATAAAACGCCATCTGCCAATGTTCCGACCAGTTCAAACGCCGTCTGCAACAATTGCGGGAACAGCGATGTGATAGCAGGAATGACGGCTTGCACCACAACAGGAAGCTGACTGATGATGTTTTGAACAACAGGAGCCACGTTTGCGACAACGCTGTTGAATGCATCCACTATGTTCTGCGTCAAGTGAGTGACATCTGCCGATGCGTTGCCAAGTCCTGCCACCCAAGTCTGCACCGCCGCCGTCAGTTGACCGAGAGAGCCGGATATAGTCTCTGTTGCTTCGCGCTCAAAGTTTCCTGCGTATTTCGATGTGTTTTCAAAGAAATACTGCATCGCAATTTCGGCTTTCTCCGCATTGGACATCTTGTTGAACGCCGTTTCATATCCTTTAGACATGGCGTAAGCGTCCAGAGTTGTTGCATTCATTGCAACACCTAAGTTGTCCATCATGGTATAGTTGCCCTTTGCCGCGCCGGTAACCGCGTCCAATGCGCTCTGCGTGTCGATGCCCATGACGGATGCCATATCTGCCGCACGTTGCATCGCTTGTGTTGTCAGTTCCATGCTTCGCTGTGCATCCAGTCCAGATCCTTGGAACAATGCGCCCATCTTGTTTGCAGTTGCCAAGTAATCGGACTGCGTGGTAGCCATCGTCTTATAGGCATCTGCCGCATAGCCTTGGACAGCTTTGGCGTATTCACCGAATACGGCTTCAGAACCGCCTATATTTTGCTCTAGTTCACCGTATGCGTTGACGGAGTTCTTGACAAAATCTAAAACGGCAGAACCAACTTCCTTAAGCGCAGAGCCGAGATTCTTAACGGCAGAAATGATAGCTTCGGAAGTCAGATTCGCCTTCAGCACTTCGGCAAACGTAGAGGTTTTTTCACCAGCATTGTCGAAATCGTTCCCGACAGCTTCCATCTGCTTGCCGAGATTTTTGCCCTGTTGAATTATTCTCTGAATGTCTTTGTAGTAAGAATCAACGCCATCAACTTGGATCTTCGGCCCGATGCTGTTTCCTGCCATATATCACCTCAAACTCAATGCGTCATCAAAGGACATCTTCTTTCGCTCCTTTGCGTCTCCGTTGTATATTGCGTAGCAGGAGAGCAAATCCATGAATTCAGCGAAGCGGCAGAAAATGATTTCCTGCCGCGTCATGTGTAAAATGTGATGTCCGTAGAACAAAAGCCAAGGGAGCGACAGCTTTACTGCGCTCCCTCGTCTACGTTTTTTAGTTCGGTTTCTACCTCTCCTTTGGTATCTCCGACAAAGGTTTTCATCACCTCTGCCGTCACATCGTGCAGTTCCTTCGGCGTGAACAGAAGAATCTCTTCTTCCGTCAGCGGTTCGGCAGTCCTGCCGTTGATGCGCTCGATACCACAGAAGCCGTCATTCATCAGCTTGATCAGCTTGGTGCTTACCTCAACGGTCTTGGTGTAATCCTCACCGTCAAGCAGTTCACCGATTTTCCGGATGTCCCCATTTGGACACATCTTTGCTATCTCAACTGATGCGCCGATGGTCAACGCGAAACCGATCTCTTTTCCGTGGATTTTCATTTTGCGTTCCCTCTATGATAGCTTACTGGATGTTCAGATAAGTCTTAATTTTATCTTCTGCCGCCGCTTCGGTATTCACTTCGGCACCGACCATCTTCCAGTTGTGATTCGCAGAATCATCGCGCATGACATTGAATTCAATCTCCTGCGTCTGCCATTCGATGTCCTCTTCCTGCGTTGCCGCTTCCAAACCGCCAAACTGTGCGCGGCACTTGTTCAGAATGACCGGCACGTAGGATGTCACGCCCGCGCTCATGTAGCGGCAGATAAAACCGATACCGACATACGGAATCTGCGCATCGTCACCGTAAGCGGTGAAGCCGTCAGATCCTGCCGTGGGAAGTCCGTACAGCAGTTTCTCTGCCGCAGACAGTAAACCGTCAACAGTCAGCGTTGCCGTGCCGCCAGTGAACGTTCCTGCGACCGTTTCAGCCGCAACATTGTCGGCGTAGAAGATATTGTCATCAGCGGCAGACTCCACTTCCAACGAAACCGACACGCCCCGCGCAAGGATTTGACCATCCGAGTACGTAACGGCACCGTTGGATTCGGTGTACACTGCCACAAAAGGCTTAGAAAAGCCAGTTAAAACGCGTCCATTCGCCATATTATTTCTCCTTCATAAGATTCTCTATGTCCGCTTCAAAACGCACCTTCATCGCAGACATGCTTTGCTGTTTCGCTCGATTGACTGCCTTGTAGATGAAGTTGGTCTTGGCTCGTCTGCTTGTCCCCGAATTCACCGCCGCCGCAATCATCGCGTTCGGTTGTCCGTTCGGATGCTTCTTCGTCCTAACCGAATTGTATCCGTCAAAGCCGATCTTAACGTACCAAACGCCTTTCTTCGGATGTTTCATCAAAGAAAAGCCGAGTCCGTCAAGAAGTCCTTCCTTCTGTGCATGTGATATGCCCTTTGTCGGATGATACGGAAGCGCAATGATAGCTTGCCGGATGGATTCACCGACAACAGCAACGCCTTCGTATAACGCCCGCTTCGCCATGCCGTCAGACTTGCCGCCGAGTTTATCAACCTTGTCGATATACTCATCGAGTCCTTCAAAGTTGAAGTGAAACGTGCGTCCGCGCCGTTTAGCCAATGATATTCACCACCCACTCATAATGGATGTAATTCGTTTCATCTTCGTGCTGTACGGAGCGCAAGCTGAACGCACTCACGCCGTCCAGTGCCGCTTCGATGGTGTTCCGCGGCGCATCCGAAGTGTCACGCGTGAAATAATCAACAAAGAAATGCGTCCCGCGCTCGGCATGGTGTCCGTCCGCGATAAAGTCATCACCATGTGATATGGAGATAACGCCATAGTCACCATTCGGTGCCTTATCCCACGCGTATCGGGCGAACAGAAGCCCTGTTCCGGCAAGAGCCGCTTCCAGTCTATCCATTCAGCACCTCGCACGTTAATTCAATGCCGTCATCTGCCATGTATGTGCGGATGATGCGATATCGAACGTTTTTGTAGATTAACTCCTTCTCGTTCGCGTAGTCCTCGGCAAGCGACAGAACGAACACGATTGACGCATTCACGCCAACGGCAAGTGCTTGATACACTTCGCTTCGCGTGACGGAACGAACCTCACAGAACACACGATGCAGACTTTCTTCCGGCGTTTCATAAACGCCGTGAACAGTCGGATTTTCACGAATCAAGTCAATGACATCGTATCGCATCATAAGCCGTACCCTGTCGCCGTCTGCATCTGCGCCTTCTGCTCATCGTATGAGCGTTTCAAGCGGTCATAGTCAGACGGAGAGCCGAAGTTCATGCGAACGTAGGTTTTAACGGCTTGCACAACAAGCGGACTGCCAAGCAACTTCTCCGTGTCGACACCGACAAGTCCAATGTCGCACAGAGCCGCCTTGATCAACGCTTGAAGTTCATCGTCATACGCGTTCGTTGTGATACGCAACGCTATCCTAACTGCTTCCAACATTGTTTCGGCTCTCCTTCTTTAGGTTTTACTTAACGAGCAGAGCGAACGCCTTATCAGCGACCGCATTCACGCCGATGTATTCACGCCCGATGATGCGGACAAGATCTTCGGGAGCCTTGGTATACTGATCGAATTTCAGCGTGATTTCATCGCCGTTCGGGAAGTTCGCCTGTGCGCCGGTGCCAAAGTCGCCAACGATTGCCCACACATCGCCCGCGGAAGCCGCAGAGAACGCCTTCAGCGAGTTGTCGAAGTGAACCGGCAGATTCTCAAACGGATCGACAGCATACTGCGCGGCATACTGCGCCGCCTTGAACGCCGCATAGGTCAGCTTGTTCATGACGATGACAGGATTCGCCGCTTCGTCCGACAGATTCGCGATTGCAGTGGCAACGATGCCAAGGGACGGAGTGCCGGTCACCTTGTTCGCGGAAACGGAATTCGCGGTAGGCGCCGCAGGAAGAGCCGCAATCTTTGTCAGCAACTGCTTCTGCGCTTCCTTAGCGATGCGGTAGGTGATTTCGTCATAGACATAGTACAGGAATTCTTCGCCGCCCATGTCCATCGCTTCATCGGAAATCTCGATGTACTTCTTGATGGACTCTGCCTTCAGTTCAGCGATTCCAAACGTGAGCGTTTCGGGGTCGGGAGCATCGGTGCCTTCGACATGGACAACCGCGCCGGTCGCGGACAGTTCGAAGCCAACCTTCACGTTACCGCGAACGTAAGTTTTGCGAACGA